TTAACAATTCCATGTCGATAGCTTTTGTAATATCAGTAAAAGGCGCAACACCATTAACCCCATCAATGTAATCTAAGAAAAGATCTAACTGCTCAGAAGTCATTTCTGAAGTACAAAAAGAAGTAAGTGCATAGCGTATTAGATGAATAAACGCTGCATCGAATAGGTATGTCGTCTTATCCAACATAGTAATTACCAAGTAAAGACCGGCGGTATCGCTAGGATTAGCGTATGTCATAGTCTTTTTAAACTGCGTAAGCTTTCTCACACAAACCCCCTATCATCTAGCCTTGTACTCACGTAGGTACTCTCAGGAACAATATTCAATTCTTTCGTCTTGGCGATGACAGCAAGGTATCTTTGATAGTAGGTATTTGCTGCATTACCGGAGTTCTTAGGCAATGCTGCATGAGCCAAGTAACCAACATAACTGGTAATACATTCCACCATACTTTCATTAATCCTAATGGTGTCTAAGTCTGTTTTGACTTCAGCGAATCCTTTAAGAAAAATAATAGATAAAAAATCATCCGTAGTAGGCGTAGCCTTATTTACGCCATAGTATTCAATAGCATTATACTCTGGGATAAATAAAGTATTCTCTTGGTCATTCTCATCGTTAAGAGATAGCTCTTTACCTTCTGAGGTATACGCGGCAATAATCTTTATTAACTTTTCATCAGAAATAAAGTATCTAGCCTTACTAGGCCGTAAAGTAACAATTGTTTCGGCTTGGTTCAGTAAAAATTCTTTATTGACTTCTGCTAACGCCCTATTAATATAACTAAGAATTTTAGTTACATTGGTTTCTTTTGTAATATCATTGATAGCTAGGCTCGCTAACTCACTATTCACCAAGTAATCTAGTAGTGTACTAACACGCATATACTTTTCCCGACTTACTCATTCAAAAAATATAAGAGTCTAAAGAATTTATTGACTCTTCTATGTCTTCTTCCCAAATACCATTCTCATTTTGCGACATACCCTCCGATTGCTTGCTAGGCTTCCAAGGAGTTAAAGAACCAAGCATGGAAATTGTGTCGATTACATCATCATGCTTACTCTTAAACCCGCTAACAGAAGCTAATGTTAATTCGTCAATACATTCTAACATCTCTTCTGATTCTTTTCTCTCTATTGGAAACTTTATTTTGTTTAATTTAAAGAGTGGAACCATGATGTTGAACCTAACGAGTTTGTTGGTGTTAGGTCTAATGCCTGGTTTAGAATTATTACCTTCACTGGCTAAAGGAAAGTAGATATTGCGTACTAACATTTCATCTTGAATCCAAGAAACAAAGCCGCCTTGCTGACCTGATATTTCTATACCTACTTGTTGGGGTGCATACCTCTGATCTAACCGTAATAAATCATTTACGTTATCACTCATCAATTGTCTTTTGACTATGCCATCAACCCATAACCAATCACCATTACTGTAATAGGCCCACACAGAAATTACACTGAAGTCGGCACTGGACTTCTCGCTAGTTGCGAAGTCAGTAGTGATGTAAAAATTGAACAAGCCTTTGTTATTAAGTACGGTACTCCGTTTGTACCACGAAATATCGCTATTCTGGATTAGTCTGTCCTCGTCTGACATAATTCTTAGCATCAACTCCTGATTAAACGAATCAATCTTGCCAGCTTTTAACGCTTTATCGTATTTATCCTTGACCGCCTCATAGGTAAAACGATCTTCCCAATCCCCACTGAAGTCTTCCTTTTTACAAGGAAACTTTTCGCATAAGGGGTAAACATTAACTGCCCAGGCTCCTGACTCTACAGCTTTATACAGCGGATCTTTGGCGTTAAAGGGTGTGCCTGACCAGATGACTTTATTTTTAGTCGGATGTAAAGCGTAATCTACTGCTTTATACACAGTGTCTTCTACGCTCTTGATTACCGTAGGCGATCTGGCATCTTCATCACTAATTAAATCATCCAGCACAGCTAACGTGGGCCGCATTCCCATTTCCTTAGCACCACGTATGCCTGTTTGTGCGCCATAACCCTTTACGATGAACAATTTTCCATCAGCGTTAGTGAACTGCCATCTAATATCAGTAAACCTTATGCTAGGAATATACTGCTGCAAGAAATCTGAGTTCTCCCAACGAAACTCAAGATTCTTACGCATGTTCTTAACACCGTTCTCCACGCTGTCAGACACATAAAGAGCAATATCAACCCTACCAAACCCAGGAAGCTTGCCATACACACCTAAGTATAAGAACAGGTACTCCCCAAATAAGGTAGTTTTGGCTGATCCACGAAACAACATATTTAAGATACTAGCAGTTTTACCTGCTAGCTGATCCAGCATCTTATAATGCAGTACAGGAGTAAGGTTCTCTTCCCCGCTTTCGCCATTAACTAGCTTAATAAAGTTGACGAACTCCAAGGCAAAGGCGCTAGGAACATACGCAGCATCGTCAGCATAGCTTACGCTATTAACGTAATCCTCTACTGACTTGTTTGCTTTAACGGTAGCTAACATCTAGGTTCAGTTGCTTAAGAAGAAGTGCCGTGGTTCAAGCTGTAATGATTACCATCTTTAAACCTTCCACCCCATCTACAAAGTTCATGCTGTTTTTCCCACCATTCCCCAAGTTCTTGATGATCCTCTGTCGCCGCTAAAAACTTACCCTCTTTAAACAGATTCAGGTCAATAGCGAGCTTTAACTTGTGGCAAGAGTTAGCCGTACCATAGCCCAACTTTACTCCAACATTGCCGAATACTCTTGGATCTCTGTACAAGTCACCACCTCTAAGTTCAAAACCTAACTCATGAGCCTTATTAATCAGCTTAGGGACTAACCGCATAAACAATTCCTGCTTTTTACCTAGGGGCATATCATTCATCTTTAACATTCCAGGTAGATTTAATGACCGCTTCTAAGCGGTCGATATAAAAATTATACGCAACATCTCTATGAACTAGCGTTTCATAGGTTCGCTGCTCAACGCAGGCAAGCTCTGCGTTTGTTAGTGCAGGCACTATAGTTTTAGCAGGTAACTCTAACCGCATTGGCATATACTCCTTTGGAGTACAGGCGATACCGCTAATTAAAATAAGTACGGTCAATAATTTTTTCATTTATTTCCTCGGTTCTAGCCACTTCTGCCTTAATAGCGTCGTTGACCATTTGAGTAGTTTTATCCGCTTGCTGTTGCAGACTTAGCAATCGTGCCATTTTTTCAGCAGATTCCGCACGCTCTTTAAGTAGACACTTAATGCAAGCAGCTAAAGCTACCAGAACCAGCAGCACTGTAATCACTAGATAGGGTACAACCTGTGTTAGTGCTAGCATGTTAGTTCTCCTCTGGCGCTTTATTAATAGCACTGTCTAAAGAGAATCCAATAGTGAATGCCAGTGCGATGGTTTGCTCTGATAAAGTTGCGCCTGTAGCTACCTGCGTTAAGACTCCACCAGTAACCATAGCGATGGCCCCTAGAGTATGTTGAGGGTATGTCTTGAGATACTCAATCAGCCCGCTTGATATTTGTTTTCGGTATGCTTTTTTGAACCAGTGACCTAACATACCGCAGTAGGCTGCTAGTAGTAAAACTGCTGTAATCATTCGGTACTTCCCCTTCTTTCTGTTATTTGATCCCAGTTTTCACCATGCTTGGATAACAAGTAGGTTTTAAGCTGGGCGTTCTCACTGCGTAGATTAGAAATCATTTCTTTAAACTCGCTTAGCTTGCCACGCAGTTCATGTAGCTCTTCTAAGGATTTATCCAGAGAAGCTGATAACTGGGACTGCCTCGAGTCCATATCATCAATCAATTTACTTAAGGTAGAAATCAAGTGACTCTCCGTTTCATTTGTTGTTACCTTTTTATCCTCAGAAGAAAAAACTGTTTTGAGCTTCTTGTACCCCAACGCAGTACCAGCTATTGATGCCATAACAGTTATAATCTGATCAATGGATACAGGGACGGATTCTTGCATAGCTATAATAGGTTTAGTTATTGTTGTTAAATAGAAGAACTGGTGTAATATTTCAGCCTCCACTCTTTCATACCTCTTTACATTCTTAAGCGTTAGCAGGAATTAGCTTGCTGCAACCGTTATCGTTACTGACCAGGGTAGCACTTCCGCTGCGCCTACCAACGTATAGCCTATAAAGACGCATAGCCTTAACCGTAATGATTCAAAAATATTAAGCATTACTACGGGAAGCTATATGTTCCTGTGCCGATGTTGTTTACTTGTGAACAATTAGCTACATCTATAGTTGATCCAGCGGCTTTTTGAATCAGTAATGCTGCTCCGGTTATGTTGTTGAATACATTACCCTGGAATGTAGTGTGCGTTATATTGCAACCTACTTCACCAATCAATACACCGTAATTAAGGAAATTGTAAAAGACATTATTAGATACTTGTACAAAATTACAATTCCTGATAGTCATAGCTCTGTAGGTATTGTCACCTTTAAAGATATTTCCGCTTACTACTGCGTTAGTAATAGTATCGGTTACACTGGAGCCTAATGTCGCCCCGCCACCAAACTCATTAAAAGTGTTACCAATAATTTTTACGCCGTTGGCTTTGGTATAAAAAAGAAATCCAGCACTACAATTAATGTTAGGGTTGTTTATCAGTGAGATATTCTGTTGTGTTGAGAAAGTGACAGTGTTATCCCACATGAAAAATATGTGGTCAGTTATGTCGCTTGTATTTCCCTCAATGAGAAAACCTGATGGTTCGGTGGTATGCTGTGCTCTAAATACGATATTGATAACTCCTGATCCCGCATTTGTATCAGCAAAGTGATTGAATGTTATTTTAATGTTTTTAAGTACATTGTTTATATGGTTAGGCTCAATATCAACAGGGCCAGGCATAGTTACTCTAGTGCAATGTTGAAAGGTATTTCCATGCACAGTCACGACATTCCCATCAATTATAGTCAGTCCATTCCTGTTATCTTTGTTGATGCCATCTATGGTGTTGTTTGCTATGGTGACGTTTACATTGTGCCGAGTGTTATCAGTATGCGCCCCTATATATATGCCATCCCCTCTAAACCCCTTTATCGTACAGTCTTTTACGATGAAATTCCTAACACCATTAACAGCTATTAGATGCAAATATTGTGAAAAAGCCTCGGTTTCTACTCTGCCGTATAACACTAAGTTCCTAATAGTGACAGTCTCTAAATATGTGCCTGCTGAAGCCGATAGGCCATAAAGCAAAATAGCTGTTGATCCGACGATAGGTCTAATAATAGATAAATCGCCTGATCAGTATAGCGTAGTATTGTATTTAAGGTTAAGTAATGAACTTAAGTAAGTTCCTGGCGGGAAGTAAATAACACCAACAACATTTATA